ATCGCTACTACCGTAACCGCTACGAGTAGTTTGAGTGGCAGATACAATCGGAAGGTTCGCCTCAACTGCGAGACCCCTAAGTTCCTCTGCGATTGCTTTGATGTATGAGTAGGAGTTGACGTTACTTCCTGCTTTGTATCTTGATGATGCACAAATATTAAGATAATCTATGAATATTATATCAGGTCTGAATGATTTTTTCAATGCCAGTTCATTTAATAATGTTCTAAAATGTCCCGAATGAGCAGAAGCAGTTGGATACTCTTTAATGATAAGAGTGCCTTGAGTCTTCTTTGCTAGTGCAGTAACCTTTTTCTCATACATTACTTCAGGTACTTCTGGTAACTGTTGTATGTTAACATTCAAAAGATTAGCATCAATTCTTTCAGCAATTTTCTCCTCAGCCATCTCAAGCGTGATGTATAGTACGTTCTTTCCTTGGAGTAACACACTGCTTGCGACATGACACATAAACAAAGACTTACCAACACCAGTGCCAGCGAGAGCAATATTGAGTGTTTTATTCGGAATACCACCCTTGGTAATCTTATTGAAGAACTCCAAGTCGAATTCAATCTTTGATTCTTTGGTGTGGTAGAACTTAAATCTCTCTTCATAATCCTGCAAATAATCGTGTCCTACGTGATTATCAAAACTAACTGCTAGTGCATCTGATAGGATAGATGGAATAGCATCTTGAGTTTTCTTCTCACTATTACCATCAGCAATACTGATAGATTCTACCAGTGCTAGGTATATAGCACGATCCTTACACCATTTTTCGGTGGTGTCTAATAACCATTGAATATCAGTCGGTGTATTTTCATAAGCACCAACCTCATCACAAATGTCTTTAAACCCATCATCACTTATATCTGTTCTCTTTTCTGATTCTATAATAAGAACTTCCTTTGTAGGAAGATTGTTGTACTGAATAATGAACTTTGCAATCTCATCAAAGATTACTTGTTCGTGATAACTCTCAAAATATTCTTTGTTTATGAAAGGCAGTACCTTTCTAGAATAATCATCACAAAAGATTAAATTTTTGAGAATGGTTGTTTCAACCTTTTCCATCAAGAAGATCCATAACTAAAGTGTTTTTGTGCAATCTCATCAAGAGCTTGCATTACTTCACCAGTAAAATAAGTTTCTGGATCAGCAAGAATTTGTTTGGCATATATTTTCTTTCCATTCATCTCATAACGACCAGCAACATTCTTCCAAAGACCTCCAAGTTCTCCTAGTTCTAGAAGACCATAGTATCTGTCAAGACCACGGTGATCATAATAAAGACGAATTTCTACTTCCTTATTTTCTTTACTGAGTCTTGACTTAACTGTCTTAGCTTTAATAATGTTACCAATAACCTCTTTCTGATCCTTTTCCTTTTTCTTACTGAGATAAATGATCGTAGACGAGGCATATTTGAGACCAGAGCCTCCTCCCATTTCTTTAGTTGGGACATAAGATCCGATAACATCGTAGGTGTGATTTGTGACTATAAGTGGTATGTTTGCTTGACCAAGTTTTAATGTTAGCATACGGAATGCTCCTTTCACAAGTTGAGATTTGGTCATGTCTCTGACTTGCTTATCATCTAATGCGTCTCTGATTTCTTTTTCAGTTGACAACATACCTAAAGAGTCTAACACAAACATACAAGGTTTGCGATCTTCCTCAGGTGTCTTAAGGTATATATCTACTGCCTTAAGTGCCTTAGTACGGAACTCTTCAATAGTAACTACATTAACAACAACAGTTCTTTTTAAATCAAGTCCACGAGACTCAAGTAATCCTTTATTAACTGCGGCTTCAGTATCAAAATAGAGACAATAACCATCAGGATTAGTATCAAGGAAGTTTTTAACCACTGCGAGGGAGAAAAAAGTCTTTCCAGTACTGCTTTCACCAGCGATGGCAGTAATCTTATTACTAGATACGCCACCAAAAATGGAACCTGACACCATTGCATTAAAGATGTATGATCCTGTGTCGATGAAGTCTTCTTCTTCGTTGATGTCTGCTGCGAGTTGGGTGTAGTCATCCCCTATTTCCTTTACTATTTCTTTTAAAAAGTCCATTACAAATCCTCTAAGAGTTTACTCCGTACACAGATAGACCAATTATAACACTTTTCCATCTCCTTTGCAAACCACTTTGCATTTTTACGGTCTTCAAATTTTCTGTAATGTTGAACAGGCCCAAAAACCTTTTCATCATATACAGACCATACCACTGTCCACTTATCCAAAGAAACTCTCCAATGTAATTTTCTTTTCATCAGACCAACCAATGGCATTCAGAATTGCCTTTACTGGATCTAAGAATGCTTTATTAAACTGTGTCTCATAATCTACGAATCTAACTAAATCAAGTTCCTTTGGAAAATCCTGAATAAAAGATATAACATTCTCTCTTGTAGGATTTGGATCTTTCAAATAACAGAACTTAATCTTCTCACCGTTTTGTATGTATGCATACTTCTTGTCAAGTTTCCTTTCCTTAATATAATGATTAAACAATAATGCACCTCGAACATGCATCGGTGTTCCTTTCTCATATATGTTAATAGTACCTTTGTACTTGGTCACATTAGAAACTGACCTTGGAAATGAAATCTCTTCAGGTGGAAGTGACTTAAATTCTGTTCTACATTTATCAATGTATTCTATCATCTCATCCTCAGTACCACTCATAATGACCTTCAGACCGTCTTTAATCATTTGCCTACAAGGTGCAGGAGTTGATGACTTGACCGCTTCTAGACCCATTATCTTGAGTTTAGGATCAGCATAACGAACACCTTCACTATCCCATACATTCAAAATGTATCTTTTCTTAGCAGTCCAAATACCACGATCAGCAATGTTCTCTCTTGCCATAAACATCTTCTGATCATAAGCATTTACGTATTTGGCCAACGCTTCATAAGAACTCTCAATATATTTTTGGAATTCCACTTCACACACCTTATCAAGGAAATTAACGATCTCCTCAGTAGTCGCCTCTCGCTCTTTGAATATAGCGTCAACAAAAGGCCCCATATTAAGATAAATGGAATCAGTATCTGAAGCAATAACATAATCAATCTCCTCTGTTTTTAAAATCTTGTTTAACTTTCTATTCATTCTATTCTCTATCCAACGAATAGAAACTTGTCCACTCAGGGTAATGGCTTCAGCGTTAGCCAATTTAAAGTATCGAAAGTACTGATTGCCAATAGCACCATAAGCACTGTTAAGAGATATCTTCTTTGCCATCTGAATATTGTTGCATCTAGCAATCTCTTTAGTGAGTGCTTTACTTGGTTTCTTTTCATAATCTTTCTTTGCTTGAATCATCTTCTTTTTGAAGATAACCCTCTCGCTATACATTTTCTCCATGAGTTCTGGTAGGAATCCACGGACATCTTTTCTATACTGTGCTCCATTCGCACAAACTGCATAATCTCCATTGATTACCTCCTGCTCTTCGAGGAGTCTATCAACTGTAACGGATGGATGCCGTGTTTCACAGAGGGTTTCTGGGGAAATATTGTACTGCATAATAAGATGAGGATAGAGACTATTGAGGTCAAAACTAACCACCCAATCATACTTTCCTGGAATCGGTTCCTTGACATAAGCACCTGCGTATTGTGTGTCTTTATCTGTTCTTACCTTTGGAGGAATTACAATGTTCTTCCTCTTCAAGTAGTTATAGATTATAGAATCCCAAGTACGAACTTGGAAGAATACATCATTATAGTTTATCTTTGCATCATATGCCATAGTAAGACAAAGTTCAATCAACTTCATCTTATCCTCAAGTTGGTCTACAAGTTCAACGTCCTTGATGTTGTATTCAATAAACTTCTGCCAATTTCCTGTATAGAAATCCCTAAATGTATCAAACTCAGAGTGATCTAATTTCTTCTGTCCAAGTTCAACAAAAGCAATATGATCCAACCTGTAAGACTCTTGTGCCTTATAAGTAAACTTTCTGTATAGATCAAGATAATCAATTACAGATATACCAGCCATCTCACAAGCAATCTGTTTACGACCATGTAATACAAGATCTCTCTTACGAACATATCCCCAAGGAGAAAGTTTACGAACAGTCTTCTCACCCATCAATCGTTCAATACGTCCAACAATATAAGGTATGTCATACAACTCACAGTTCCACCCAGTCACAACTTCTGGTGGATTATTATTCCAATACTCTAGGAATCTATCAATCAAATTATATTCATCTCTACACTGAACATACTTTACATCCTTACGAGTATTGTTAAATGGTCGTGATGCAAAACATATGATCTGCTTTGTCGTATAATCCTGCAATGTGATCGCAAGTAATTCCTCTGCACAATTAAAGACATCAGGGAAACCACTCTCTGCAGCAACCTCAATGTCAATCGTGACTAATTTAATTTTACTTATATCAAACTTAATCTCTTCCTCTGGATACTTCTCGGAAATATACTGACAGATATATCTGTCATTTCCATAGACATTAAATCCCTGTACACCAGAATACTTCTCATTGAATTCCTTACAATCAGATATTTTACCTGGTTTGATAGGTTCTACACTCTGACCATCTAAAGTTTTATACTTTGATTTTTTCTTAGAAGGAACATAAAGAGTGGGATAAAATGTTTCCTTTGAAGTAAAATGCTTGCCATCTTCATATCCACGGACAAGAATTTCATTAAACCGTTGATGGACATTTGTGTAGAATCTCATTGAATAATGTTCACGTAATCATCAAGTATTTTTTGGTTGGGATCAACCAGTGTCAAAATTTTATCTGAACTGAGAAACATTTCTGTATTGTCAGTCAGATCGGATAACCATTTAGTTAGTTTACCATCCTTGTCAATAACACAAGGATTAATTAACTTACAGTCTGGTTGCCCAATGTCAGCTAGAACCTCATCAATCTGGGAGACTAGTCTCACTCGATTCATTAAGAACAATACCTGAATCGGAAGTTCCTCCACTTCCTCGTCTGCTGCTCGATTCGTTGGAATCATCAGATCCTCTTCCATTCATCTTCTCCTCATAGGATTGTTTAATGCTATCTAGTGGATCGGTAATACATACAATCCAATCTTTATTTACGATGATATCACTGTCCTTAGATAATGACATCCACCTATAGTATACCACATCATGCTTTGGAGCACCATCACCCTCAATTAAAACTTGAGAAGTTTTAATCTTTATACTAAAAGGATCCTTAAAAAGATAGGATACCAATTCATCATCAGAGTTGCGATACTCCTTGATGTCAGCAATTACCTCTTCTCCAGATTTGAGTAATGCGAGTTGTACGCTCATGATTGTTTTTTACCTCCATATATTATAGCAAGAAAAAAGCACCCTGTCAAAGGGTGCTGATCCATCTCGAACTCAGATGTATTTATAGGTACTCTTTTCGAGCATGATGTTCTGGAACTATTTTGTTCAATTCCACAACTAAAAGTCCATCTTCAAACTTGACGGATCCAACCTTCGTATCGTCGGTGACCGTCCAAACTCGTTCAAAACTTCGTTGGGCCAATCCTTTGTGGACAAACGTTCCATCTTCTTCCGATTCTTCTTTTCTGCCTTTAACATATAATTTTCCAAACTCTGTATAGACTTGTAGTTCATCTTTCTTGAAGCCTGCCAAGGCGATTTCGAGTTTCGATTCATGATTATTTAATTGTATCAAGTTATATGGTGGGTAGTTTGAGGTGGTTGTATCTTCCCAAAAACGATTGAGATAGTCATCCATTCCTATGCTGTTCTTCGTAATCTTATCAAAAAGTTCTGGAAGATTTGCAGCGTGATATCTTGCTAGTGTGTTCATAGTTCTCCTTTAAAAGCGAGTGTTAGTGTGTGAACCCTTTCGGCATTCACCATTATTTATAGAACATATCACAAAAAAGGGGATGTGGAATCCCCTATAAAATTATTCGGTTTATGCATCAAACAAAGCATGTTTTGATGTACCAGCATTATCATTCGATATATTTCCTATACCAGTCTCTTCAGTTTCTTCTAACTCATAACTCCAATCTTCTATAACAGTATTAGATAACATCCTATCAGAAAGAAGATCCATTTCTTCTCTTGCAATCTCTTCAGTCTCTGCATCAAACCAAAAATCTATTGCTTTACCAATCCTTAACAAATGTGGTTGAAGTCTAGGAGCAATTCTATTGACATTATTCATCACAGCATTACCTGCAGCATCCGATACGGATCCTCTTAGTCTAACAAAAACTAGTGCTTTGAATCTCATAACAATTAGTATAACATTACATCCAATATTCGTCTAGTCCTTCAAGAACATTTGTTAATATTCTTGAAGCCGCACCTCTCTGTCTTTCATCCCATTCAGGATACCAACATTTACTATCGACTCCATTCTTCATCCTTGTAACTTTAGCAGTCATTGCTACTTTATCTACTCTACCATTCATTGGTCTGCGGTATAGATTTATACTAATAATTTAGCATATCATTCTAAATTATCCTCTTGTTCTGTCAGGAGAGTAACATCAGATGTTGGTCTCGCAACACAAGTAAGAGCAAATCCTGCTTCAAGTTGATCATCATCCAAAAAGAATTGATCTTCCTGATTCAATGTTCCTTCTAAAATCTTCATACAACATGAAGAACAAGATCCTGCACGACAAGAATAATTATGGTCTAAACCTG